TCCATCGCGAACCAGCAGAGCGAGCGCATGTTGCGAATCATGTGCGAGTTCGGTATGACGCCGTCGAGCCGCGCGCGTGTCGCCGTCTCGAAACCGGACGGCGAGAATGCGTTCGCGAAGTTCGTCAAGAAGGGCTGATTGCGCCATCCACACGTCAACGCGGCGCATGGCTGGGCGCGCGGCGTGGTGGCGGGCCGCGTGCCCGCGTGCAAGTGGGTACGGCTCGCGTGCCAGCGGCATCTCGATGACCTGACCCGGGCGGCGACTGAAAAGGCCTGGCCGTATTACTTCGACGTCGACGCAGGCGAGCGCGTCTGCGAATTTGTCGAACTGCTGCCGCACACGAAAGGCCAGTGGGCGCAACGCGGCGAACGCCTGCATCTGGAAAGCTGGGAAGCGTTCATCTTCGTGTGCGTGTACGGATGGAAGCGCAAGAAGAACGGCACGCGGCGCTTTCGCGAACTGTACGGTGAGATCCCACGGAAGAACGGCAAGAGCCAGCTTGGCGCGTCCATCGGCCTGTACATGCTCATTGGCGACGCAGAGGCGGGTGCCGAGGTCTACAGCGGCGCGACGACCGAGAAACAGGCGTGGGAAGTGTTCGGACCGGCGCGCCGCATGGTCGAGCGCACGCCCGGACTGAGGCATGCGGCCGGTGTCGAGGTATGGGCCAAATCGCTCGCGATTCCCGCTGACGGTTCGAAGTTCGAGCCGATCGTCGGCAAGCCGGGCGACGGCGCCAGCCCGTCGTGCACGGTGATTGACGAGTTTCACGAGCATGACACGCCGGACCTGCTCGACACGATGCAGACGGGCATGGGCGCGCGCACACAGCCGCTCACGGCGATCATCACGACGGCGGGCTACAACCTCGCGGGACCATGCTACGACAAGCACACCGAGGTCAAGAAGGTGCTCGAAGGGCTGATCGAGAACGATGAACTGTTCGGGATCATCTTTTCAATCGACCTCGAAGCCTATGAATGGCGCGGCGAGAAGGTGCCGCCCGATGACTGGGCCGATCCGTCTGCGCTGGTGAAGGCGAACCCGAACTTCGGCGTGTCGCTCGACGTGGACTTCCTGCTCGCGCAGCAGCGGCGCGCGTGCATGAACCCGGTCGAACAGAACCGCTTCAAGACGAAGCACTTGAATGTCTGGTGCAGTGCGCGCGCCGCGTGGATGAACATGCAGCAGTGGGCAATGTGCGCCGATCCGGGCCTGTCGTTTGATGAATTCGCGGGCGAGGACTGCTATTTCGCGCTGGATCTGGCGAGCAAGATCGACATCTGCGCGTTCACGCAGGTTTTCAAACGCATGCTGAACGGCGTCGACCATTACTACGCGTTTGGCAAGTACTACCTGCCCGAGGACACCATCGAGGAAAGTAAGGTTAACCAGGCGCTGTACCGCAAGTGGGTGATCCAGGGCTATCTGACGGCCACCGATGGCGCGGAAATCGACTATGACGTGATCCGCGAGGAAGTCAGGGCGATGGGCAGGCGCTTTAACGTGCTCGAAGTGGCCTATGACCCGTGGGGCGCGACGCAGCTTGCCCACCAGATGGCCGATGACGGCGCAATCGTCGTCGAGTTCGCGATGACGACCAAGAATTTCAGTCCGGCGATGAAGGAAATCAACGCAGCGGTGAAGGCGGGCCGCTTTCATCATGACGGCAACCCGGTGCTGGCGTGGATGGTGTCGAACGTGGTCGCCAAAGAGGATGCAAACGAGAACATTTTTCCCCGCAAGGAAAAAACCGAACAGAAGATTGACGGCGCGGTGTCAACCATCATGGGTGTGGCCCGCGCGATGGTCCACGCCGAGCTGTATCCGACCTTTCCCGATAACCATCCCCTCACCGTGATATGACACCTCTCACCTACAACCTCGCGTTGCTGGTCGGCATCATCCTGATCGGCGCGGGCGTCGGCCTGACGAGCATTCCGCACGCGCTGGTGGCGGTCGGCGCACTGATCGTGTTCCTGACGCTATTCGGCGCATTCATGGCGCGGGCACGGTAGAGCCATGTTTCTGAGCATCCGGGCCGAGGGCGACAGCGGCGACCGCTCGCCGTGGGGCGACTTCTGGTTTTCGCCCGTCCCGTTCCGTGGCGCCCCGCATCAACTGACGGGGGACCAGGCGATGCGCCTGACAGCCGTCTATGCATGCGTGCGCGTGCTCGCGGAGTCGATCTCGATGCTCCCGTTCGTGCTCTACACCGAAGACGCGAACGGCGCGAAGAAGCCGAACAAGAACCACTGGCTCTACAGACTGCTGGCGGTGCGTCCGAACGACTACCAGAACCCGATGGAATTCCGCGAGATGTTGCAGGGGCATCTGGCGCTGCGCGGCAACGCGTTCGCCCAGATCTACAGCAACGCGGCCGGCGAGGTCACGGACCTGATTCCGCTCCCGCCGGACCGCATGACCATCGAGATGCTGACCGAGACGAACTGGCGGTATCGGTATCGCCACATGGACCAGACCGAGACGATCCTGAATCGCGGCGAAGTGTTCCATCTGCGCGGGCTGTCACCGGATGGCATCGTCGGCTACAACCCGATTGAGGCGGCGCGCGAGAGCATTGCGACAGGGCTGGCCGCGCAGGATTACGGGATGCGCTACTTCCAGAATGATGCGACACCGGGCGGATGGGTCGAGTTTCCCGGCCAGTTCAAGACCGACGAGCAGCGCAACCTGTGGCGCGAACAGTTCCAGAAGTCACAGACCGGCCGTCACCGGCACAAGACGGCGGTGCTGGAAATGGGCATGAAGTATCACCCGATCCAGATCACCAACGCCGATGCGCAGTATCTGGAGACCCGCAAGTACAGCGTGGGGGAAATCGCGCGCCTGTTCCGCATTCCGCCGCACCTGATCGGCGACCTGGAGCGGGCCACGTTTTCCAACATCGAGCAGCAGTCCCTGGAATTCGTGCTCTACACGCTCACGCCGTGGCTCACGCGCTGGGAAGAGGCGATCCGCTACACGTTCCTGGATCCGGACGACGGACTGAATGTCGAATTCCCGTTCACGGCACTCTTGCGCGGCGATGCCGCGGCGCGTGCGGCCTATTACCACAACGGGATTCTCGACGGATGGATGACGCGCAACGAGGCGCGGCTCGCGGAATCGATGAACCCGCTCGACGGCCTCGACGAGCCGCTTCGTCCGCTGAACATGGTCGAAGAAAGCGAAGCCGAAAAACAGGAAAACGAACCGACGCCGGAAACGCCCGAAGGGAAACCGCCGGGCAACCTGCCCGCGCCACCACAGCCGACCAATGCGCCGGGCGTGCCCAAGGTGGTGCCGAAAGGCGACCTGCATGCCGACATGCGGTTTTTCGCGCTCGCGCGCGCCAACGCTGAACGGATCGCGCGCAAGGAAACCGCGATGGTGCAGACGGCAATCGCAAACACGCACTCCGGCAATCGCGATGCCGCGCTGATCGAGCTCTACGAGAAGCACGTCACGTTCATCGAGCAGGCGCTGTCCGTGCCGCGCGCCGAAGCGCTCGCCTACTGCACGCAACGCCTGGACTTCTTGCAGACGCAGGGCGCGTCACTCGAAGTTGCCCTGTTCAATGACAGCGCGTGCATGCAACTGACCCGGCTCGCCCTGGAGGGAACGATATATGAGACACGCGCTGCTGATAAATGAGTTCGTGGCGACGCCGTGGGCGATCCTGCCCGACCGCCTGACCATCATTTCCGCCGTGATTGCGCGCTGGGCGGCGGGCGAGGAAGCGCCGCCCGACGTGATGGCGCAGGTACGCGCCGACGCGGTGGCAATTGAGGCGCGCCGTGCAGAGGCAGGGTCGGCGGCGCGCGCAGGCAACGGAGCGATTGCGGTCCTGCCGTTCTACGGTGTATCGGCGCAACGCACCACGCCGGTTCAGGAAATCAGCGGCTCCGGCCTGATGAGTATTGACCGCTACGCGCAGGCGTTTCGCGCGGCGGTCGCCGACGATTCGATTGGCGGCATCCTGATCGACATGGACTCGCCGGGTGGCAGCGTGTACGGCGTCGCGGAGCTAGCGAATGAAATTTATTCTGCCCGAAATCAGAAGCCCGTTTTTGCTGTCGCCAACTCTCTTGCAGCAAGCGCGGCCTATTGGATCGCCAGCAGTGCAAGCGAGTTTTACGTCACCCCTGGCGGCGAGGTCGGATCAATCGGCGTCTTTGCCGCTCACCAGGACATGTCACAGGCGCTCGACAAGCAGGGCGTGAAAACGACGCTCGTGTCAGCGGGCAAATACAAGGTCGAGGGCAACCCGTTCGGGCCGCTCTCCGACGATGCGCGCGCGGCGATGCAACAACGCATCGACGCCTACTACGGCGCGTTCACGCGCAGCGTCGCGAAGAATCGCGGCGTCGAGGTCGCGCAGGTCCGCGAAGGCATGGGTCAGGGCCGCGTGCTTTCCGCCCAGCAGGCGAAGGCCGAAGGCATGGTCGACGACGTCGCCACCTTCGATACGGTCGTGCGCCGCCTCGCGAAAACCATCGGCCAGGGCGGCAGTCGCGCCGCCACGACGAACCCGAACCGCGCCGCTGCGATGCGACGCGAGATCGACATTCTGGGCGCTTAACACGCGGCGCCCGCGCTAATCCCCCGTTCCGAAGCAACGGCAACAGCGTATGCGGCCAACGCCGCAGACGTGTCACGTCTATCTGGAGCAAAA